CTGAAGGTTACTGTGTAAACCACTTCTTGACCGATACTAACGCTTGGTTCTTGACCACAGACGTTCCTAACGGCATGAAGCACTTTGTTCGTTCACCCTTGGCTAACTCCATGGACGGCGATTTCGATACAGGTAACGTTCGTTACAAGTCTCGCGAGCGTTATTCTTTTGGTTGGTCAGATCCATTGGGTATGTTCGGCTCTGCTGGTGCTTAATCAGCGGTAAAGAAAAAGGGGGCTTCGGCTCCCTTTTTTGTTGCATTGTTTTTATTTGAGTGGTATAAACATATTAATCCGGGCTTATCCGGTGCATTAGACAGTCCCGGCTGACGACATACAGACTGATGCACTTAACTTGTATGTAAGGAAACATCATGGCAAATACCACGTTCAATGGCCCAGTGCGGTCGCAGAATGGCTTTCAATCCATCACCATCAATCCAAACACTGGCGCAGTTACAGTTGACGCCACGTTTGGCACAGCTACTAGCGTGACTACTTTGGCCGCTACAACTGTAACGGCTTCAAATCTGGTTTTCACAGATCAAAATCACCCAACAACCGCCGCAATTAACGCAACGGCTACAGCCACCGCAGCAGAAGTTGCAACTGGCTACATCACATCTACTTCAGCCGCAGCTACAACCATCACTTTGCCTACAGGCACTTTGTTGGGCGCGGCCTTGGGCGCTACTGCCGGTACTACGCTGGACTTGTTTGTTGATAACACCGCTGGCGCAAACACCGTGACTATCGCTGTTGCAACTAATGGCATCTTGTCTGCCGCCGCCGCCGCTGGCTCTGGTGCTGGTGCTGGCCTGTTGACTGTTGCATCTGGCGTAACTGGCATTGGTTGCTTCCGCATCATGTTCTCTAGCGCCACTGCATACGTGTTTTCTCGTATCGCTTAATTAACCCAAGGGGCTTCGGCCCCTTTTTTAAGGAGATTAATTATGATGCAGACAGACGTAAAATCCGCTCATGTAGAGGCAACTGGCACGATTGTGTCTGGTCGTGTTCGAGTTAAAGCGTATCACTGTATTTCTGGCGGTACAGCAGGCGATGTTATTTATCGTGATGGTGGTTCTGGTGGCATTATCCGGCTCCAATTTAATATTGGAACAGGTACTCAGCCTGTTTCTTTGTTAATTCCCGGTGAGGGCATCGTGTTTAATACAGATGTTCACGTAACACTACCAGCCACTGCAAAAATTACTACGTTCTATGGCTAAGAGTCCTGCATGGCAGAGGAAAGAGGGAAAGAGTCCAACTGGTGGCTTAAATGCCAAGGGACGCGCCTCCGCCAAAAAGCAAGGCATGAATTTGAAACCTCCCCAGCCGGAAGGCGGCTCCCGCAAGGACGCTTTCTGTGCGAGGATGGGCGGCATGAAGAAGAAGTTAACCAGCGAAAAAACCGCAAAAGATCCAGACTCACGCATCAATAAAGCATTGAGGAAGTGGAAATGCTAGATTTAAACACCGCATGGTCAGCAGTCCTATCCTTGGTGATTGGATTACTAAGCTACATGATGAATGAGAAGTTTAGAGAGCTGGCTCGCATTAGCATATTGCTCAACAAAACCCGTGAGGAGGTTGCCCGTGATAACGTTACTCAAGCAGAAATTGACCGCATTTCGAGTCACATTGACCAACGCTTTAACAAGCTTGAAGAAAAGATTGACCAGCTTATTCGGCAAGGGCGATAATGCCAAGCAAGAGTAAAGCTCAACATAATTTCATGGCGGCGGTGGCTCATAACCCAGCGTTTGCTAAGAAAGCAGGCGTCCCACAGTCTGTGGGTAAAGATTTTAATGAGGCTGACAAAGGCCGTAAATTTTCTAAAGGTGGCGATATGAAAAAGATGGATAAGGGTGGCATGACCATGGTCAACAAGGGTGGCAAAATGGTTCCTGACTTTGCTGCTGATGGCGTTGGCAAAATGAAAAAAGGCGGCATGGCTAAAACAGGCATGAAGCATGAAGACGTCAAGATGGACAAGAAGATGATGCAAAAGGCCGTGAACAAACACGAAGGCCGCTTGCACAAAGGCGCGGCTATGACTAAGCTCAACATGGGCGGTATGGCTTATGCAAAAGGCGGCTATACAAAAGCGGCTGATGGTGTTGCTACTAAAGGCAAAACCAAAGGCACTCAAATTGTAATGAAGCGCGGCGGCGGCGCTTGCTAAGGAGCTGATATGCGTGAAGACCCATACGTATACGGCGGTTCTACCGACATGGAACTTGAGCTCGAAGACAGACGTCGAGAAAAAGCCGGTGCTGGCCGTGGCGGTCAAGGCGGCCCTACAGCCAAAGAGCTGGCTGACTATGAGCGCAAAATGAATCGTGGCATCTTTACTGAAGGTATGAAGCCACCTCAAGATGTTGATGGTGGTTCAGCTGCTCCTAAAAAGAAGGTTGTCAAGAAGGCCAGTGGCGGCATGACAGCTTCTAGCCGTGCTGATGGTATTGCCCAGCGTGGCAAGACTCGCGGAAAAATGTGTTAAGGAAATAATATGTCATCCCCCAAAAAGAATGCCACCCCTGCAGAAATGGCCGCACTTGCCAAACTTAATCAAAGGTTGTATGGGTCAAAGCCGGAAATAGGGCCACGAAATCCACCGCCAAGGCAGGAGCCAACGCGCCCAACGCCCCCAATGCCAAAGCGCCCAACACCATTGCCGCTACCGCCAAAGCGCCCAGATATAAAAGAAGTTGAGCCAAAGCGCCCGCCGCCATTGCCGCCAACGCCAAGGCGTCCAGATCCATTGCCGCCAATGCCGGGACGCTCAACACCATTGCCGCAACCGGTTAAACCATTGCCACCAATGGAGCCAAAGCGTCCTATTCGCCCAGAGCCAACGCCAGATCCCGGATCAATGCCGGGGCCGGGAAGACAGTCTCCAGTAATGACTGCAAGGCCTGCATTACGCCCAACAGGAAAGCCGTCTAACCGCATGGAATACAAAAAAGGCGGTTCTGTTCCTTCGGCTTCAAAACGTGCTGATGGTATTGCACAGCGCGGTAAAACGCGCGGAAAGATGTGTTAAATCATGATGGCAAGCCGTGGAATGGGCGCTATGCGCGCTTCAAAAATGCCCAAAGGTGTACGCAAGGAGCGTAGGGATGACACTGACTTTACTGAGTACGCTGATGGTGGGCCTGTTGGCTTGTATGCCAACATTAACGCCAAGAAAAAACGTATTGCCGCTGGGTCTAAAGAAAAAATGCGTAAGCCCGGTTCTAAGGGCGCGCCTACGGCTCAAGCATTCATTAACTCTGCTAAGACTGCGAAAAAATAATGCACACAGAAGACTGCGCTTTACATGAAGATGGCCCATGCACATGCGGCACAGAAGAAGTTCTTGAAGAGTTGGCTTTAGAAGAAGCTGATATTGGTGAAGATCTATGACCACTACAGGAACCACAGCCTTTAACATGGAGTTCACCGAGCTCGCTGAAGAGGCGTGGGAGAGAGCTGGCCGTGAGATGCGTTCAGGTTATGACCTACGCACAGCTCGCCGCTCTCTCAACCTGATGACCATTGAGTGGGCTAATCGCGGCATCAATATGTGGACAATTGAGACAGGGACTATCACTCTGACTCCAGGACTAGCCACATACGCTTTGCCTTTAGATACGATTGACTTGCTGGATCATGTGATCAGAACGCAGGCTAACAACTCGTCTACTCAGGCAGATTTGAGTATTACCCGCATCAGCGTTTCTACTTATGCAACGATCCCTAACAAGTTGGTTCAAGGCAGGCCGATTCAAGTGTGGATTCAGCGTCTTTCTGGTGAAACTAATCCTACTACTGCTGTACTTAGTGGCAACATCACATCGACCGACACATCAATCACGCTTAGTACGGTGGTTGGACTAGCTGGGTCTGGGTTTATTCGTTTGGGCACTGAAGACATTTACTACACGTATATCAGCGGTAATGTGCTGGGCGGTGTGTTCCGTGGCCAGAACAATACGACAGCTGCGGCACAGACAGATGGAACTGCGGTGTTTGTGCCCCAGTTACCAGCTGTGACTGTGTGGCCCACACCTGATAACTCACAACAGTACCAGTTTGTGTACTACAGAATGCGCCGCATCCAAGACGCTGGCGCTGGTGTACAGACAGCCGATATGAATTTCCGCTTTCTACCATGCGTAGCAGCTGGACTAGCCTACTACATTGCCATGAAGGTGCCTGAGTTACAAGGCCGTTTGGATATGCTTAAACGGGTCTATGACGAACAATATGCTTTGGCGGCTCAAGAAGATCGCGAGAAGGCTACATTGAGGTTGGTGCCTCGTATAGCGTTCATTGGTGGTGGTTCTTAATGGCAACACCTTTTGCATCCGGTAAATATGCTATTGCCGAATGTGATCGGTGTGGCCAGCGTTACAAGTTAAAGCAGTTAAAGATGGAGGTCATTAAGACCAAGCTTTATCAGCTCAAAGTTTGTGATGCTTGCTGGGATCCAGAT